ATCCATTAATTGCAGACGAAGATAGAAAAGTATCAACACTGTATGATATGATAAACGAGAATGCCAGTGATACCATGACTGTGAGAACCGTTTATGTAATTGGTCCTGATAAAAAAGTAAAACTTAAGATGGATTATCCTGCCAGTGCTGGTAGAAACTTTAATGAAATATTAAGAGTGGTTGACTCATTACAATTAACTTACAAACACAAAGTTGCAACACCGGCTAATTGGAAAGTGGGAGATGATCTTATACTTACTGCTGCGGTCACAGATGCAGAAGCAACATACAAATATATAAGTTTTACAAAACATAAACCATACTTGAGAACTATCAAATACACTCAAGTTCAAGGACACGATAATTAAAAATGACTAGCACGTATGGAAAAACCTGGGATGGCAAATCACGTCCTGTAGATGACACATACAGACAAAACTACGACGATATATTTGGTCCTAAAAAAGAAGACACAGGAGATCCTGAACAAGACATGTTGCTGATGGACGAACAGATACAAGAGATCAAAAGACTGCGAGCACACATAGGCAACATGCAGGTACAGATAGCAGACTATCAACAGATAGTCAATGAGCTTACTGCTCGTTTAGAAAAATTAAAGATTTCTTAAAGAATAGATCACAGCATCTTTGCGAGTGCGAAACTTGATGTATAAATCTTCATTGCTGTCCGTACCACAATACACATTCGTTCTGCCGCCGTTGTTCTGCACAAACTCCTCATCATCAAAATCCACGTAAAATTCTACATCTCGAGCAATCACAACCTTGGTCCCCCAAAACATAGGCCACCAGTAGATAGGGTTAGCACCATACTTGTCTATTATCATGGCAAAGAATCCCATTATAGGCAGAGTGACGAACAGTGTCAAAGGCTCCACCCACCACACCATGAGATTGCCCACTGCCCAATCTATCCAATGCACCACCAACCAATACACTCCCCACAGTGCCAGCAGTATGCCCAACAGCAGTGTTGTTTCTCCCTCGTCAGTTTCAAACTGGTCACGATAGTATCCGCGATGTTTTCTTCTACCAAATTGTGGAGGCAGCATATTAATTTAATTTATATTCTTTTGTTAATTTTACTAACCCATTCATGAAAAAATTATTACCTACAATCCATTTATTATCAACATTTTTATTTACATAATCTATGAATGTATGCCAACGGTCACGATTTTGATTAATCCAGTTCCAATCTCGAGAACCCATTGCAAAATAATTTACATTAGTACTCATATAAAATTGGTGTTTAAGAGAAGGATATATTAGGTCATGAAAATGATCTGGATTCAGTGTTCTCATTACATTATTTTCTTTTTTATTTTTATAAAAATTCATAATAACGTGACTTTGTTTTATAGGAATTAATGGAGCATCAGGAGACCAATAAAATCCTTCTATACCTTTGTTGTAATCTGATTCTAATTGATAGCTACCATTTAAATAAGCATGGAAATCAGAAAAGAAAAAAATCCATTTTCCATTTTGAACTTTTATATTTGGTTTGTTTACCCCAAATATAGTACCAACGTTCTTACCTAATTTTAATAATGAATCGTATTCTTTGATATATTTGTGTGATTCAATTTCAAATCTATTACTAGGACTCAACCATTTCATTAACATTTTGTATAGATAATCTTGATCATTATAAAATGTATTTTGATACGACGATAACCATTCTTTAATATCAATAACTCTAACTTTAATTTTAGGATAATTTTCTTGTATTTTTTTTAATTCAAATCTTGCAGATAGATTGTATTCATAATGTATATTACTTTTAGTTTCGCCAGAATTATAAAAAGAAAAAACTTCATCTGGATATATGTCTTGTTTAACAAAACTTTCTAACATATTATGACTATCTCTACCACCACTATAAGATAAGATTAGATAATCGTATTTTTGCCTTAATTGTTTTGCTCTTGAGTAATATAATTCTTGTAAACTGTTAGATGGTTCTAGAGTCCAATCAAAAGCACTATAGATATCATCATTATAATGCCATTCTAATTCTTGTTTATATCTTTGGCTCCATTCTATTGCTTCTAATTTAGAATACGTTTTTTTTTGACCAATAGTATAATAACCAAAAATATCAGGATGTACACAAGGTGTCATACTGTTAATTATAAAGTATTTTTAAATATAATTAATTTTGTGGATATTCCTCACCACTAACGTTTTATCGATATTAGACGCTTAGGGTGCAGTCTTAATAGGGTAATCGCCTTCGGGTTTGGCAGATTTATCACCAAATAATCTCACAGCATGATAGGTATACCATGCTCTGAACCAGCCCATACCATCTTCTAGACATAATTTTCTCATAGTAGCATCTGCTACCTTGCGGTATTTGTTAGCGTCCAGTTTGCCCATTCTCATAGATTGATACAGTGCGTCATGCACCAAAGCACCACGCATGAAATCCTTGGTGTCTATTGTGGGTCCACTGGGACCATCCCAACAATAGCCATCGTAGATGATCAGTGTGCCGTCCGTTTTGAGATCGATGTAATCCGTGTCCACTGTCTCTCCTATAATATCCACTACAACTGTGTAGTCTTTTTCTAATTGATATTTGTAGCCTTCGCTGTATGTGATCATGTGTGCTCCTACTGGTTATAACAGTATTTAACCGTTGTAAGGGTATTTTTAAGCATAGACAACCCGTATTATTGTGCTATACTATAAGTTAAATACTCATATGCAAAAGAAAACTCGCAGCATCCTGGAAGAATTAAGCTCAGTTAGGGGTAATAAAGATCCTGAAAACTTTGTTGAAAGCAGAGCGAGCCATATTATTGATTCAGCAATTAATCTCGTGAATTATATCCGAGAAAATTTTGATAACGAAACTGCATACCTATTGGAGAAAAGATTCAATGCAGCCATAAAAAATTTAGATCCAGACAAATTCAGCAGAGGAGTTACCAAAATTAAAGAACTCAAAGATGTCAAAAACAGTCTATCGTTAAAAGAGGGTGAACTCCGCGACGAGGATGAATAATGCTGATAGAAGAAGTAATAAACGAGTTTAAAAGAACTCATCTGCAACACATAGAAGATATTATTCTAACTGATGGTCACTCTGGTGGACAGGGTGTGATAGATTACTTCCAAGGCATACTGCAAACACTGCAGGGGTCAGCTGATCAACCCATCAACGTGTCAGTTAAATGGGATGGAGCTCCAGCCATAGTGTGTGGTATCAATCCTGAGAACGGCAAATGGTTTGTGGGTACTAAAGGTATATTTGCTAAAACACCCAAATTGAATTACACCAAAGAAGACATTGCTCGTAACCACGGCACAGATGATCTAGGACAAAAATTATTAAAATGTTTGGTGCATCTACAAAAATTAAACATCACGGGCATAGTGCAGGGTGACTTTATGTTTGACCGAGATACACTAACAAGACAGAACATTAGTGGAGAAAATTGTATAACTTTTAAACCCAATACCATCACATACGCAGTGCCTGAGAACAGTGACTTGGGCAAACAGATGTCTGCAGCACAGGTGGGAATCATATTCCATACCACCTACACAGGAGATACCATAGCCAATTTAAAAGCTCAGTATGGTGCTGATGTGGCTGCATTCACTCGCACATCAGATGTGTGGTTTGACAATGCCACATATAAAAATGTCAGTGGCACTGCTAATTTTACAAAAGAAGAACAACAGCAATTCACCACAGGCATAGAGCAGTTAAAATCCCTGTTGAACAGTGTGCCAAACAATCTATCAGCGATGCTGGGAGTGAACAAAGACTTCCTACCTTTCTTTATGCTATTCATCAATGATCAAATAAGACAAGGCAAAATACCCACAGATACCAACCAGTATCTAAAAGACTTTGCACAATTCTATCAAGGCAGAATGCAACAGCAGGCAGCAGGATTGAAAGCACAGAAAGCTCTGCAACTGAGACAGCAGAAGATCAAAGACATGCCTCTATTTCTAAAACAGATGCAGAAGCCATTGGCTGCCATGATGGCATTCTATAAAGAAGTTATTGCACTTAAAAATTTAACACTGGCAAAATTAAACAAAGCCACAGCTATTGGCACATTTGCACAGACAGATGCAGGATTAGAAGTGACTGATCCAGAAGGATTTGTAGCAGTGGGCACAGCAGGAGATGCAGTTAAATTGGTGGATCGATTGGGATTCAGCAGAAAGAATCTAACTGCGATCAATAAGTTTCAAAAAGAGGTTTAAAAAACTCGTCATTAATTGAATTACTTAGAGCACCTTTATTAAAAAACAAATCATAATTGTGCTGTCTAATATCCGCTGTCTCTTGATATATTTTAGATTTGTCCACCGTGCGAAGATGCTGACACAAAGACACTATCTTCTCTATTCTTTTATTTGGATTCTGTTCTAGATCATAGCTCTCATCAAACACAGAGTCAAATGTACGAAACCCCATCTCTCGTAATTTTTTTAAATATCCAAGATTACCATGCACCACAAATATCTGCTGTGCTATGATAGGTTTCCACAATTTCTCTGTGATGAATACATCATGATTATTGTCATTGGTCTCTGACACTAGATTAAAAGCACAGTCATTGAACTGTGGTTCATGTATGTCTTGATCACTGCCATATCTGGGATAATTGCTGGTATTCACCCACGGTAACTCATATGCTTGATTCAATTTAATACTGTAGGGAGGATCTAGAAAACTGATTAGACTATTGTCCAACAGAGATTGTTTTTGTAGAGCATCAAACAGTTGTTTTCTGTGTGTTCTAGACTGTTTATTTAGATAAAGAAAGTCGTATTTTTTATTGGAGTGATCGAAGTTGTATTTTTTATCTTTGTGTTTTTCATACATCAAGAACCAAAACCAATTGACACCACCGCTCCATGTGCAGTATTTCGTATCTCGAAGAAATGGTTTGTGGTATTGTATTTTTTGCAAATTTTCTTCTGACTCCCAAGGTTGTGCAATGATAAATTGAAAATCCTTTTGTTTTAAAATTTTTATCCTGCGGCTGAATTCTTCCCAATATTCTGTGCTGTTATACAGGTCTTTGTTGTTTAAACGATGATCTATCACAGCATAGAGTCTATCATACTTTGAAAGATCCATTGCGTTTAGTGTGTAATATTCTCCAGTATATGTTATACTTTCATTAGGCAAGGTGCAGAGATTAAAGAATCGCTCCACTCGAGGATGATCTCCGGTTTTCATTAGATCAGTGAGAACAAAAGTATTTTTAATTAACGATTTCATTGTATTATATGCGTATTTAATCCACACAACACAGTAATTAAAAAATCATTATAAGACAGCAGAATTTTACCAATATTGCTAATAAATACTTGCAACATGTCACCTGAGCGGTGATATGCCATTTAACAAGAGAAAACAGGAGAAAATAAAATGGCGTCAATAACAAGAACAACTGGATTAGGGCACGCACACGCGACTCTATATTCAACAGCAAACCTAGGGTTTTACTTTACAGATGCAGATGGATCAGCATCTACATTAGCAACTCAAGGTGGAATCGGTGGAGCAATAGAAGCAATAGCACAAAGATTACAACCTTTGGCTATGGATTCTGAAGGCACAGCAGGAAAAGTTAACCTAGTAGTTGACAATTCACAAAACAATGCTGCTTCATTACAAGTTAGACTAAGAGAAATGGGCACAGTGAACGGTTACAACTTCTCAGCCGGAACAGTTACAGCGGGTGGTGAGTTTATCGTATCTGCTTAATTAGAAATAGTTAAGTACGTTATCAAAACAAAAAGGGTGGACATTGTTTGTTCACCCTTTTTCTACGAATACACTTTCATTATAAGACAGCAGAATTTTACCAATATTGCTAATAAATACTTGCAACATGTCACCTGAGCGGTGATATGCCATTTAACAAGAGAAAACAGGAGAAAATAAAATGGCTACAGTAACAAATAACCAACCTAAGATTTCTTTAAATCAAGGTATTGGACCAAGAACCACAATCGTTAACCTAGCATTAACCAATATGACCAATGCTAACGTTGATACTGTGTTAAAAGCAATCGCTCAAGATGGTTTCACCATCGCCGGCGTTACAACTGCTGATGGATCAGCATTCGTATCTGGCACAACTGACAACATCCAAATCGCAGTACAAGGTACAGAAACCTTCTCAGCTGATGGTTCAGATGCTTACGGCGTAACAGGTGCAGCGACTACAGTGTTAGCAATATTTGCTTAATTAGAAATAATCAAGTAAGTTATTAAAGCAAAGGGTGGGCATTAGTTTGTTCACCCTTTCTTGTTTTGTGATTAAATAGTTTATTATATGCACACATATTGTATTACCACATTGGTAGACATCACAGAGAATGGAGTACTGCGCAATCAATTCCCATTCAAGACCAAGAGTGGAGAACTGGTACACGATGGTGCCACTTTAATCATTGCTCGCAATCAACAGGCCAATTTTACCACACTATTACAATTACTACAGATGAGAAGTAACATCGCTTGGGAAGACACTCCTAGAAAACAAATTGACTCTGTGGCCAACTGGCGCTTTGGATCTGTGTTTGAAGGTCGTCATACCATATGGCAGTTCGAATGGCAGGCAGAACAATCTGAAGTGTATGCATTCGATGGCGATCCTGTGGGCGGATTAATACAAGATTTTGATCAGATACCCATAATAAATTTCTGCAAAGAAACAGCCGCATTTCCTCGCAATGTTTTCAACACACACGACCCACGTTATATAAACACCTACTTTACAAAAGCAACGGTTTAGAATAAATAATGTTACTCAAGGCACATACAGCATTAATAGGCTCCACAGGAAGAAATGGCAAATATACAGGCTCGGTTAAGAGAAATACGTACACAGGTAACGGAAATAAAACGAGAGTTGAGAATATTAATGAGTGATTTAGAAAAGACCAATTTAGAAGCACACGTGGACCTTTGCGCAGAACGCTATAAAGGTTTACACGATCGTCTTTCTGCCATTGAAACCAGTCTTAAACGACTGAGTGACGATGTGCTTGAAGGACAGAAGAGCCAGAGCAAAACTCTTATAATGACTGCTGGCACTGTGGTAGCAGGTTTACTCAGCACCATAGTAGTGGTATTAATGAAAATCAGTTAATCTATATAGAATGTACATACACATATCTCGCCATGTGCGAGTATTCATCACTGAAAAACAACAAGAGTTTATAAACCAGTGGAAGAATCACGAACATTTCCTACAGAGCGAATTACCAATAGAACAAGCCATGGTTGCTAAGACACTGAGCGACAAAGGCATACTGGTAAGAAAAAAACTTGACAACGACACACAATACGCATTAAATAAACATATAAAATTCACAACAGAATAATATGCGTGACCGCAATGAATTAATAAGGCAAATCAAAGCCTATAAACTGGACGATAAGTTGCAGGAGTTGGCTCGCAAAAATGAACAGCAGCGACCGTTTCACCACCTGCCCAAACAATTCAGCAAAGGCATCCTCATTGGCAACGTGGCCATTGTACCACGCAGAGCCGATGAAACTCGTTTTGTGTACGTGATAGCGGACATGGTACAGGCCAAAATATTGCACGAAGACATACATCTTAAACAGAGTGCCATACTGATAGCTCATTACATAGCAGATGGTAAAGACATACCCAACAATATACTAGATCTAGATTCACAGTTTGCCAGTAAAATATTTGAAATAAAAAGTTTTAAAATGAAGTGGAGAGCAGCTGAAAAAGCAAAACAAGAGCAACAGTCCTTTATATACGAAAACAAGTATGTAGAAGCCAACCGCAAAGCCGACGAGATCAAAAAAAGGATTCAAACGCTGTTTGACAGTACTTTTAAATAAAAAACACGTATTTTTACACTTTAAAACAATATCCACAAACACTAGAGCATAATTTAAAGTAAATGAAATAAATACTGTAATAAATAGCTTTGGAGTAAAAAATGCCAAAAATTAGAACAGTAGAAATTGCTAAATTGCCCGCAGGTAAAATTAGATTTAGTGAAACTCAGCCAGCAATAAAAGAAAGAATCGATTCGGCAAGAACCCAAGGCAAACTAACAAATTCACCACAAGAATTTAGTAATGAAGGCGATCTACAAGTTGTTAAAACTATAACCATATGGAATAACAAGAGCGACTATGATGAGTTCACTGCATGGTATGGTGAAAGATATATTGCATTACACAAAGAGTATAATTTAGCAAACGGTATTACAATCACTAGAACTATTACACAAGAATAAGGAGAAATTATGCCTAAAGTAACAGTAGATATAACACAAACAATTCCATCAGGTGCTAACAGATTTTGGAGCAACGATGATGTTGATGGAAAAGCAATAAGAACCAAATGGGATTCTTATGTCAACAGCAATAAAGTTACTCTTACTAAAAATGTATCTGTCCTTGAAAATGGAAATATACAAACAGTGACGAAAGCAGTTTGGAATGATCAAACAGATTATAATGAATGGATGACTTGGTATGCTCAATATGATGCTAAAAGAACAGCTCACAATGAAGCTAATGGCATTGTAATAAACAGAAGCGAAACTATAGGATAATAATGAAAGCAACTGACTTAACAAAAAATATTACCACAGAAGGCCTACTGGCTCAATTCGAATCAAGATTTGGGCAAACAATGAACCTACAAGGTTTAGCACAAGAGCAATTAGAAGACATGGCCAACGTGGTTAGAACTAAGATTCATGAAATCACAAACAATCAACATTTTGGACAAGAATTAAAAGATGACAACTATCACAAACATCAAATGATGTTGGATATTTTAAATCAAGCGGTGAAAGAAGCGGCTGGTGGAATCAACACACAGGTATCTCCACAACAACAAGCACTAGCTAAAAAAATTCAAACAGTTCCAGGTCTAAAACCACAAGACAAAGATTCTATAATTGGAGCAATGGTTCAAAAAGAAACTGCAGTTAAAGAAGGCATTGAAAATCAATCAGAATTAATACTGGCTGCCAAAGACATAATGGACAAAGTGACAGCATTCTTAGAAGATCTAGCAAAAATGAAAACAGAGAGCATGCTGGAATTGTCAGACAGAATCCGAGATGAAATGGGAGCAGACAAAGCAGATGCTTTTGCACAAAAAGTTAAACCAGCTTTAGAATCAGCAGAACAAACACTGACTTCCACAAGAACAGAATTAGATCAAGCAGTGAGAATATTAACAGGCGAAGAACTTGCCAGCACAGAACCAATGGGTGCATTGGATGAGCCTCTAGACTCTACAGGTGATGAGTTAGATTCTTTAAACGCTCCAGCTGGAGATGAATTTGCATCCGCAGATGCTAATGCAGGTGGTACAGAACCAGAAGGCAGACAGAAGAGAGAAAGCCGAGAAGTGTTCGAAGCCAGCACAAGAATTTATTCAAGACTAGCTGGGAAGTAATCCCATGCGTTTCTCAGAGTTTCTCAACAGCACTAATAATGAATTAGAATCAGTGATTGTCAACACTCTACAAAATTTAAGAGGTGATGCTGACGAGCAAGGACAAACAGCAGAGATTAGTTTTGATGCTCTACAACAAATAATTAAAAACACAGGGTATGCCACTTTCAATTACAATCTATTCAAAAGCATACACGACAAAGGCACAGCTCTAAAGAATGTTGTGGATGATTTTAATCAAGAAAAAATTGTGCTTAAAACAGAGAAGCAGGCAGAAAAAGATCCCGCAATGAACAAAGACAATATTGGCAGCACCGACACTGTAAAGAAAATGGCTCAAGCAGCCATGAAGAGAAGAAGTTAAACGTTATCCAACCACTCAGCCACAAGAGGAAATAATTTTTTATAATCTGTTCCGCGTCTACGATCCAACTCTTCTAAATAGATTTTTAATTGTTTTTGTCTAGTAATGTTAGGTTGAGCCGTTGCCATTTCCATTGCTATACCATTCATATATACTTTATATTGTTCTTTTACAGAATCTTTATAACCCGCAGCCATGGGATCAAATATGTCCACAGCTTGTTTTAATCCCAAAGATAACACCTTGTCCCCAAATATACCTGGATACATATAAGGTCTCCCTGGCATTTCTTTTTGATTACATTTCATCATACTCCAATACACCTGTTTGGTTTTGCTCCACTGATTAATTTGCTCAGCCAGTTCCGGCATGGTTTGAGCGCTGAGCAGTGAGAATGCACTGTTGATGTTGTTAGTAAAATCAGTATTATACACCATCCAATCAAAGTTTTTTTTGAATAACTCTAATTTTAGTCCGTTCCTGATGTATTCTGCTTGCGGCCCCCAACAATCTATACTGCCTATAACATTAATTTTATCCAAACGTTTTTGTTCTACTAATTTTTGCAATCTCAACATCCAAGTTTTAAAACGTTCATGTTCCACAGTAAGATTAGAAAAAAAGACCAATGTTAAATTGGGCAAAGTTCTTTGTTCTAAAAATTCAATCATACGGAATGTTTCTTTTTGTAGAAACGGTTCTCCACCCAGTATCATCAATTTGTGTAAATCTTGTATATTGTTTTCAAACCACCTAAAAAGTTTTTCTGTAACTTCGTCGATCTTATCATACAATTTAAAATTGTCACCTATTCTAACACCATTTTGATCAAATAACCCAAAACGTTTTTCTTCAGCGTCGATACTAGAACTAAAATGTGCTGCACAATAGATACATTTTAAATTACAAGTGTTGCCCCAGTACACTTCCAATTGTCTAGGAGTAACTGAAACAGCAGTTAGGTCTGTATCTAACTCCGGAGGAGCAGTGGTACCTTCTAAATTTAAATGTATCATTCTGTCACTGGTTCCACCGGAATCTTCAATGTGTTTACAATGCTCACACCCACGACCGGGCCATTTGCCCTCCAACATTTGTTGTCTTGCTAAAATTTTTGCAGGTAAATTATGAAAATTAAAATCATTTCCCTCCATTTCTATAGGGTCAAATTGTACTCGGTGACAAGAAGCAGAAGCACCCTCAGTCAAATACAGTGTAGAATGAGTCCATTTTAACTGACAAGGTAACCCCTTTTTAATAGGAAAAGGTTTAGGTGGTTGCTGTGATATTCCCATTTGATTAAATTCCGTTTCTATAGTATAATTATACTAATGAAATTTACCAATGATACTCTCCTGGCACAAGGCATAGCTTATGTGGCCAAATATCCGTATAATGAATTGAATCGCACATCGCCAGAGGGTAAGAGACACTATACCACGCCAGATGGTCGCACAGTGCCTTCTGTTACCACAATATTATCACAGACCAAAGATATGACTCATCTCATAGCATGGAAGAAACGAGTAGGAGAACGAGAAGCACAAAGAATTGCTACAGAATCAGCCAACATCGGCACAGTGATGCACAAGAGTTTAGAGAAACACGTTAAGGGAGAATCTCGAATTCCTGGTTCTAATCTTATACAACAACAGGCACATGCCATGGCCAATGTGATCATTGAGAATGGTTTAAAAAATGTATCAGAAGTATGGGGATCAGAAATCAATCTTTATTATCCTGAATTGTATGCAGGTACTACAGATCTAATAGGAGTGTACAAAGGTGCCCCTGCTATAATGGATTTTAAACAAAGCCGCAAATTAAAAAAAGCAGAGTGGGTAGAAGATTACTATCTACAATTAGTAGCCTATGCAGAAGCACACAACAAGTTATTTGACACACAAATACGTCATGGTCGTATATTCATTTGCACACAGAATAATGAGTATCAAACCTTTGAAATTGACAATTACGACCAATGGGTAGGCAAGTGGTTCAACAGAGTAGAACAGTATTACAAGTCCATCTTATAACATAAATACTGTAAATTTAAGGAGCAATTTACAGTGCCAATAGTACAAATTAGCCGCATACAACATCGACGAGGCAAATCCACGGATCTACCGCAATTAGCAGCCGGAGAGTTGGGTTGGGTAATTGATGAACAGAGATTATATATAGGTAATGGCACAGTGGCAGATGGTGCTCCTGCAGTGGGCAACACAGAAATTCTAACAGCAAACAGCACATCATTTTCTGATGCTGTGGCTTATGTTTATAAAGGATATCTTGGAGATGCCACTCCAATTATCACTGGTGACGGTATTGATCTAGTAAGAACTCTACAACAGAGACTGGATGATTATGTTTCTGTCAAAGCATTTGGTGCTGTGGGTAATGGTTCTACCAACGACACTGATGCAATTCAAAGAGCTCTAGATGAATTATATTGCGATATAGATAAAACAGATGCTAGATCTAGAAGATTACTATTTTTTCCAGCTGGACAATACAATATTAGTGGCTCAATTTACATTCCACCCCATGCACAGTTAATGGGAGAAGGCATAGACAAAACTGTGATTTATCAATCAGGTGGCAACACTGCTGTGGCCAAGATGCAAGACAGTTTAAAACAGCAAGGAGCCAACATAGGTAATGCCAGCGCCACTGTGCCCACAAATATCAATATTGAAAATATCACATTTAAAAATGGGGAAGCCTACGCAGGTGTTGAAATAGAGCGAGCATCTAACATAAGATTTAATAATTGTAAATTCCTAGGTACATACGCAGCAGGTGGAGCAGATGTTGCCAACAGCAAAGCAGTCACAATAAAAAGCACCACAGCATTGCCTTGTTCTAATATAATTTTTGACAGCTGTCAATTCACTAAGTTTGCAAGACTGGTTGATTTCAGTCATGATCTAACCAGTGCTAAATTTATCAATTGTGATTTTTCCACAGCATACTATGGTGTGATCCTAGGAGAAAGCACAGACGGTTCTACCAACGGATTAACACTGGGTCCTAAAGATATCAAAATACTATCCAGTCAATTTGCCACAATCAAAGCCAATGGTATAAAAGTTACATCAGCAGGCACAAATGAAATAAGAAATATTGTGAGTTTCAATAACTTCTTTGCTAAAACCGTAGGAACCAATAATGAAGGCGTGGACAGTCTTAACACATATCCTGTAATAAATTTTGAATTGGATGAGTGTGTTAGTGAATTAGATTATTTTGAAATTTCTCAAAAGAGAAGTTCTTCACTCAATCCAATACCAGAAGTACAAGGTATTGGTATTAATACCAGATCCGTTAGACAGATCACACTGGCTGATGCCAACACTTCAGCAATCACTACAGGAATAACATTACCAGCTCTACAAGGTAAATCAATCAAAATAGAATATAAAATTGAAAGAGGAGTACAATTTAGAGTAGGAGTATTAACAGTAAATGCAAGTACCAATTATGTTTCTTACAATGATGATTATGAAGAAAGTAACGGAGATTTGGGAGTGACACTATCAGCAGTTGTAGAAAATTTAGATAGTACTGCAGGAAATGAATCTGTCACAATAAAATATACTGCTACGAGCATCAGCACAAATGCCACAATGGATTATAGAGTTATCGAAATAGTATAATCATAATTTTTTATCTAAAAAAATCTAAAAAACAAGTTTTCTTACCAATAGACAACACCGTCTTTTGACGTTATAATTGAAGAAAAACTTAATAATATCCTTTAATAAATTTCTAGCTAAATATGCATAGTCAACCAAGAACAAAATCAGAAACAAAAACGAAAACAGTCATGCCAGGCACACCTTCCACCATCCGAGTTAAGAAAAGAGACGGTCAATTAGAACCACTGGACATTAATAAGATACATTTCGTTGTGGAAGAAGCCTGTGAAGAATTACCAGGAGTATCTGCATCACTGATTGAGATGCATGCCAACATACAATTCTATGATGGTATGAGCAGCAAAGACATTCAACACATTCTTGTGAGATCAGCGAACGATCTTATCACTCTAGAAAATCCCAATTATCAGTATGCGGCAGCAAGATTATTGAGTTATGACATTCGCAAAGAAGCCCACGGACAGTATGAGTACATACCTCTGTTAAAATTAATCATGAGAAACATTCGTCAAGGAGTATATGACAAAGAGATAGTAGACAAATACAATATGACAGAGATCAAGAAACTCAACACCTGGATAAGAAGAGACCGAGACCTTAACTTTACCTACGCAGGACTGAGACAGATAGTGGACAAGTATCTAGTGCAGGACAGGAGCACTGGACAGTTGTATGAAACACCACAAGACATGTACATGATGATTGCCGCTACCCTGTTTGCGGATTACCCAAAAAACCGAAGGATGACCTATGTTAAAAAATATTATGATGCGATTTCAACACACAAGATCAATATTCCAACACCTGTTATGTCAGGCGTCAGAACTCCTATTCGTCAGTTTGCTAGTTGTGTGCTTGTTGACAGCGACGATACTCTTTCTAGTATTTTCAGCAGTGATATGGCTATTGGACTTTATGTGGCAAGGCGTGCGGGCATTGGCATCAACTCGGGCAGGATCAGAGGGATCAACTCAAAAATAAGAGGTGGTGAAGTACAGCACACAGGAGTGATTCCATTCCTTAAGAAATTTGAAAGCACAGTGAGATGTTGCACACAGAATGGCGTGAGAGGTGGCAATGCCACTGGACACTTCCCTATCTGGCACTCAGAGATCGAAGACATACTAGTATTAAAAAATAACAAAGGCACAGAAGACAATCGTGTGCGAAGACTGGATTACTCTATACAGATATCTAAATTGTTCTATGAAAGATTTATTCGAGAAGAAGATATCACTCTGTTCTCTCCGCACGATGTGCCTGGATTGTATGATGCATTCGGAACAGATAGATTTGATGAACTGTATAAAAAATATGAAAACGACAAAGAAGTTCATAAGAAGACCATCCCAGCACAGGAATTATTTTTTGATCTTCTAAAAGAGCGAGCAGAGACAGGCAGAATCTACATAATGAATATCGATCACTGCAATTCTCACTCGTCATTTAAAGATAAAATTTCCATGAGTAATCTCTGCCAAGAGATCACACTGCCCACTAAACCTATACAGCACATCGATGATGTCAATGGAGAAATTGCTCTGTGCATATTGAGTGCTATTAATGTGGGTTCTATTAATGATTTGAGTGAATTAGAATCTGTGTGTGATCTAGCAGTGAGAGCATTGGATGAAATCATAGATTATCAACAATATCCAGTCAAAGCCGCAGAAGTATCTACCAAAGCAAGACGTTCACTGGGCATAGGTTATATCGGATTGGCACACTATCTTGCCAAGATGGATTTAAAATACAGTGATCCCAAAGCATGGGAAGCAGTGGACAGGTTATCAGAAGCATTCCAATACTATCTATTGAGAGCGAGCTGTAATCTGGCAGAAGAAAAAGGTAAATGTTCAGCATTTGACAGGACCAAATATGCAGATGGATTGCTGCCTATAGATCACTACAAGAAAGAAGTGGATGAAATAGTGCCGCACAAAACAAGAATGGCATGGGAATCATTAAGAAAAGACATTGCCAAACACGGATTGAGACACTCCACACTGTCAGCACAGATGCCATCAGAGAGTTCTTCTGTAGTATCCAACGAAACCAACGGTATTGAACCTCCCAGAGCGATATTATCTATTAAGAAAAGTAAAAAAGGACCACTGAAACAGATAGTGCCTGGATTCCCCAAACTAAAAAATTCCTACACACTGCTGTGGGATATGAAGAGCAATGACGGTTATATCAAAATTGTGGCTGTGATGCAGAAATATTTTGATCAAGCCATATCGGGCAACTGGAGTTACAATCCATTAAACTATGAAAACAATGAAGTGCCTCTGTCAGAGATGGCTAAAGACATGCTGACTGCTTACAAGTATGGTTGGAAAACATCTTATTATCAAAACACTTATGATTTTAAAGGCGAAGAAGAAGATCTACAACCATCAGGCATAGCACCCATCCATGCTAAGGATGATGGAGAAGACGTGGAATTGACAAATAGTGAAACCAGTGTTAAAATAAATACAGCAGCAGATGATGAAGCATGTGATGCTTGTACAATTTAAACTATGACAAAAACAGTATTCAATAGAAATGCAGTGGATTGGTCTAAGGAACCCATGTTCTTTGGAGAAGATCAAGCCATTCAAAGATATGATGTGTTCAAATATCCACAGTTCGATAAACTGAATCAAACCATGCTGGGTTATTTCTGGAGACCCGAAGAAGTATCATTGCAAAAAGATCGCTCAGACTATGCTAACTTTCGTCCAGAGCAGAAACACATATTCACTAGCAATTTAAAATATCAAACACTGTTGGATTCTGTGCAAGGCAGAGGACCATGTCTTAACTTCCTACCTTATTGTTCTAACTCAGAACTAGAAGGTTGTATTGTGACTTGGGATTTCTTTGAAACCATACACTCAAGAGCCTACACACACATCATGAAGAACATATATTCAGATCCATCGGAAGTGTTTGACACTATATTGAATGACAAAGAGATTTTAAAAAGAGCAGTGTCAGTTACAGAGAACTATGACTCATTTGGAGAAATGGCTCTGCAATACACAGTGAATGGCAAAGGTGATGTGGAAGAATTAAAGAAACAACTGTATTTGGCCATGATCAATGTGAATCTACTAGAAGGTTTAAGATTCTATATATCATTCGCTTGTACATTCGCATTTGGAGAATTAAAACTAATGGAAGGATCTGCTAAACTACTTTCTTTGATTGCCAGAGACGAAGCCACACATTTAAATTTAACTACACACGTTATCAAAGCATGGCAAAAAGGTGATGATCGAGACATGCTGAAAGTAATGAAAGGACAGGATAAAAAAGTTATTGAGATGTTCCATGCTTGTGTAGAAGAAGAGAAGGCTTGGGCAAAACATCTATTCAAAGATGGTTCTATCATAGGATTGAATGAGAAGTTGTTGGGACAGTATGTGGAATACACTGCCAATAAAAGATTAAAAGCACTGGGATTTGACCCAGAGTTTGACATACCCGGAAACCAAAATCCCCTACCATGGACCTCACACTGGTTAAGTTCTAAAGGCATGCAAGTGGCTCCCCAAGAGACAGAAATAGAAAGTTACATCATCGGCGGAATCAAACAAGATATTAAAAAAGACGAGTTTAAGAAGTTCAAATTATAGTAGCACATAATTACTATCCATAAATACTGGTATGCCAGCAGTAGCAAGATTAGGAGATAGAGAAAAGGTCCATTGTTCTACACCGTTTAGAGCAGGACATGTAGCATCAGTATTCGCAAATGGTCTACCACTGAGCTGTGCAGGACACAGTAATACTGTACATTTAAGGCCAGCTGGAAGAATATGTGTTCCTCATACCGCTCGTCTTTCTAGGGGTTCCCCAAATGTATTTGCAGAGGGATTAAACCTAGGACGAGTAGGAGACCCAACCTGTACAATGGTTATACAAGGTAGTCCTAATGTATTTGCCAACGGATAGATATGACTGTACATCAAGGATTAACATCAATAACTAACGCTCAACCTAATTTTACTAACAAATTGGTGCAGGATAATATTGATGCTGCCAATATTGGATTTGTTACTAAAACAAAAACATTATCTAACAAAACGGATACCAGCACAGTACTGACAGACACGCAGAAAGATTCTTTAAAAGCTTCTATGAATGTTCAACCACATCTTAGCATAGGCAGATATCTACAAGATTTAGAAAATCACACAACAAATATGTTGAATGGAACTTTATTTTTAGAAGAAACTGCTGCTCTTACAGGAACAGTTACTAGTACAGGAGGTGTGGGCGGAGCAAATCTATTGATATTAGATTCGTCGGGAACAGAGTTAAAAACCATATACGGAAATGATCCTACAGCAACATCACAAGTTACTATAGACCCAGGTTCCCACTCGGGTAACATGCCGCTGTCATTTTTTGAATATCTAGGACAAGTGCAAGCAACACAAGATCTACATTTTACTTTGTATGGTACCGAAGCAGGTTCTAATGGTAAAGGTGTAGATGATCATTTTGGTACATTAAGAGGAACAATGAATAATCATTTGACTAATATAACAGCTTCTGTTCAAACCATAACTAACAACTCTTTAGCAACCGATACTGCATATCAAACTGCTACACAAAATTTAATTAATTTTATAGATTCGTTAGATGACAGTACCTATTATGATGAAAGTACATTTAATAGTTTGCTCAGTGCTTTTGAAACAGCAGCTAATAATTTTAATACAACACTATCGGCATCAGTATATTCAAATATAAAATCTTTATTAGTAGAAGCACAGACAACAATAGCACAACAAATAACATCAGAATACAACAATTTAATTTCCATTCAAACTTACAATGAATCATTAACAAATATTTTATCATACACAAGTTTTACTACTAATAGTAAAATAAATGATATAATTGTAAAATCGGCGCAGAACGCTGCATGGAAAGATTATTTTAGCAACTACGAAACAAGATTCAATCAATTAAATCCGTTGTATAACATAGCAGCCGACAGCAGTGAAGAAGATGCAATCAATTCAGCTCTTAAATTAAAAAACTTGCCAGATGTTAAAAATTATTTAGATACAGAGTCAGTTGCTAAGAAAGCCCTAAGAGACACAAGAATCAAAACTAGATTGGGAGATAGTGGCAAGACCATTGAACAGATCATTGAGGGAAGCTGTGTGTTATTGGGTATTAATGTAACTGGCCGAGATGTTTACGCACAGAGCAAAAGTCTATTAGAGAACATGAACAATTTTGATAGAGAAACAGTGAAATACGAGATATCACTACACAGGCTTGCAAGTACCAGTTCTTAAGAGCATTTTATTTTAGAAACATAATTAAGTTAAATGCTTGATAATAAAAATCCTTATTTTAAAAAGATCACATCTAGTGTACTAATCGATAGACAGATGATCGATTGGATAAAAATATACAAAAATCCTTATGCAAATTATTGGCAAGCTATATCAACGTTATTAGTAGGAGTAACAGATTTTAGAGCACGTAGCGGAAAATTTACTACTCCTTGGAATGCTACTAGTAATAAATTTTATGCTATGCCAAAATTTAAATTTATAAATGATAAATTTTCTAACCTAATGGATCAAAGAGCTTTAGAGCTTTTTTTAAAGGCTAAAAGTCAAAATAAAAGAATAGCAATACTCTGGAGTGGAGGCATTGATTCGACTTGTGTACTAATTTCTTTTTTAAAAAATTTAAAAAAAGTAGATTATGAAAATCTTTCTGTTGTTTGTAATACCAGTTCTGTTCTAGAAAATTACAATTTTTATAAAAAATTTTTATCTAATAAAATTCATTGTATTCATTACAATCAATTGAATGTTAATAATGAATTTTTAGATGAATATATACTTTTACATGGCGATCCGGGTGATTGTTTATTTGGTCCTAGCAGTTCAATGTACAAATATTTTATTAACAGAGGTGAACAGCTAAATCCATGGCGTAATCATTTAGTCAAAATGGCAGAATTATTAGAGCCTAGTTCGGTACATGGAATACACGCACCAGGGTTTGGTTCTTGGTTTACGAATAAAATTACACGCAATCTAGAAGAAAGTGGTCAAGCAGACTATATTAGCACCATTGCCGATTGGTGGTGGTGGACTTATTACAATTTTAAATGGGAATTTAGTTGTCAACGTCCTTTTTTCTATACTGAAAGAGATTTTAGTAAAAGTATTTCTACGGATAGGTTAGAAGAGTATTCTAAAAATGTTTTTTTTAATACTGAAAATTTTCAGCTATGGACTTATTCTAATTTAAAAAATCATATAAACAAAGAATTTACTTTTCATAAAAAACCAGCAAAAGATTATATATTTGAATTTACAAAAGATGATGTATACAATAAAAATAAAACAAAGGTTAATGCATATTCTGGTAATTTTGATTATAAGATTAATTTTAGGTTTCCAATAGTCTATGATCAAAACTGGGTTGGTTATGGTCTCGATAGGCAATCTGCAGATTCTCGTTTATTATCAAAAACTATAACTGTATTTTTAGAAAAGTATAAAGGGTAATATGTCGTATATTAATTTAAGCTGGAATCAAAGAACTCCTGAACAAGACAATTATTTTTTTATTAACAGTACAAAATGTTTGGGATTAATTACAGATATTCAATCTAATCGACATTATGTACCTTATCCCCCAAATAATAGCATGTTTATTAATAATAATTTTAAGGCATTTGTTAATTCTTGTCCCCATAAACACGCAAAATTATTAGAAGATAGTTGTAATACAAATAAAAAACTTGTGTGCCCAGTTCATAAATGGTCTTTTGACGAAGAAGGAAATTTTATAACAGGTCGAGGTTTTGAAAAATGCAAAGATAAAAACCTAATTTCCGCAGATATATTTCAGTGGCAAGGATTTTTAATGTCGGGAAACAATTCATGGACTAACGAAATAAATGAAAAATTAAAAAATGATTTAAAATATTTTAAAAATAAAAATTACATTAATTGGAAAAGAGAAACAATAATAGCTAACTTCGATTGGAAAATATTTTACGAAACATTTTTAGATCTTTATCATATTCGTTCATATCATCCAGGATTAAGAAACATTGTTGATATAAATCAGTATGACTATGCATTTGGGGACGGATGGAGTTGTCAATACGCTCATCTTAATTTAATAAGAACAGAAAATTCTAGTAAAAAAACAGATGCGTGGTTAAATGAGTGTAAAAAATTAGGATTATTAGATGATGATAGTTTTAAAATATTATGGTTAGGAATATACCCAAATGTAATGTTAGAATCATATCCAGGCTGTACAATTATAAGTCAGGTATATCCTTATGCTCCAGGCAAACATGCTAATACATTAGAGTTTTATTTTGATCAAGAAGTATTAGATCGCAGCCCCCAATATGCTCAATTAACTTATGATTGTTGGATGGAAACAGCCCAAGAAGACGAAGTAATAGGAATATTAATGCAACAAGGTAGAAACAATTTAATTCAATATAAAAAAGAAGTGCCCCAATTTGATCATCCTACAGAGGAGACAGCTAACACTCATTGGTTTGAATGGATGAAGAAAAAAAGTTTTTAATCTATGAATATTTTTGAATCAGCAAGAGAGTTTGTCGACTTAGATAATAGAAAATTTCGAGATTTTAATATTTGTTCTGCTAGGAGTTTAACTAATAAATTACAAGTTCAATTAGATCCAGATTTAATTAAAAATAAAACCATTTTAGATTTAGGAAGTTGTTTAGGAGCAGCCGGACATTGGGCATTGCACCACGGAGCATCACACTATACGGGTGTTGAATTACAAGATTATTATGCTGATACATCTCGTAAATTACTGAACAAATATTGGCCAACAAGTGTATTTGATATTATTAAAACTGATATTGAAAGTTTTTTAGATATTTGTATAAAAAATAATCAAAAATATGATTATGTTCTTATTGCTGGAGTCTTACAAGTATTTTTTAATACAATTGATATCTTAAAAAAAATAGCTAGTGTTACTAAAGAAATATTAGTAATTGATGCTATTAATCTTAAAGAAACTGATCCTAGATGGGGATTTATTCAATTTAAAAATATTTCAATGGTTAAAGCTGATGCAAATGTAACGGATAGTTATTACGGTCTTACAGCTACTATCAATTTAACTGCACTTGATATGATTATGTCTGTTAATTCGTTTCATCGTAAAGAAAATAAATTGCAACCTGCACATCACGGAGATGGATTAGATCCATATAATGATTTTGTACGTTTGGTCGACGGAACAATGGGAGCTCAACGATACATTGTCAGATATACAAGAACTGATGTCTCAAAAACTATTTTGCAAGAAATGGTACTGAATGACGATACAACATCAATAATTAATTTTAAGGAGACTCTGGATAGTTATTTTGAAAGTGCAGCAGAAAAAAAGATTTCAAGATGGGCCTTTGATTCTACTGTAGCTGACAGATTTCAACAGGAAGCAATGTATCATATACCAGATTATAGACGTGTAATAAACTTGTGTGTTGATATTGCTAAACACGAATTATCTAAAACAGATCCAATTATTGATGTTGGTAGTGCTTTAGGATATACACTTAATATTTTACATCATAGCGGATTTACAAATATTACAGGAGTAGAACAAAGTAAGGAAATGATTGCTAAAGGAACACAGTCTGATAAAGTTATTTGTAGTGATAAATTCCCAAATAAAATATTTCAATTAGTTTTAATAAACTGGACTCTACATTTTATAGAAGATAAAGAATCTTACCTTAAAGATGTTTATAATCATTTAAATAACAAAGGCATATTAATAATGACAGATAAAACAATACAATCAGAACTTATTAAAAATTTATATTATCAATTCAAAAGAAATAACGGCATTGATCAAACCTACATTGAACATAAAGAAAAACAACTGGCAGGATATATGCATTTAAAGTCGGTTGATTGGTATATAAATTTTCTAAAGACTTTATTCTCTTCTGTTGAAATTATAAATTCTAATTTAGGATTTGTTACTTTTCTTTGTAGGAAATAATTAATAAATTTTATTTGTGCTGCAATATAAAATTATTTATATCTGCGGCTAAATCTTTTCTATATTCTTCTAACAAAATCCAATGACTAGCATTTGGATAAAATTTAACCACATTTTCTAGAAATTTAGAACGATGTTCTAAATTAGAATTTTTTGTAAAAAAAATTTGTTTGGGCAAGGTTGATGACAACATTGTTGTTTTTCTTGCTAATCTTGGATATGATGCTGTGACAATAGTATCACCAGCACATAATTCCTGTAGATGTTTTTTGAGTATGCTATCATCGATAGTGGCTTGATATTGTATTATTGATTGTGATATATTATCTTTAGATAGTTGTATTTTGTCGTCGTTGTCTATTGATTCAGTTTTTATTTCTATTTTAACTAACGGATCTAGAAGTATTGCTGCCTTTAGATTAACATTTTTGATTACATCTTCAACAACTTTGCATCCATAACTATAACCCATAATAAAATCAATATCATACTGTTTTATTAGTTCTTCGGCTATTCTAACATTATCTTCGTGTTTATCTCCTATAAATTCTGTCTTAGGTTGAGGACCTGATCCAACAATGTTAAAAGAATATGTTTCAATTCCATAATTATTCAATATTGTAGAAAAGTTATTTTCTATATCTAAATCAAACATGCATTGGTTATGCCAAGTGGCACCCATAATGTATAATAACCGTGCTTTAGGGATTTTTGATACTGTATTGTTTTTAATATACACCATAGTTGATAATTTTAGAAATTATTAATTATATGTTACGTAAAGTTTGGCAGTAGCTATAAATTGATCTATATCTGTTTTATTGGGAGCAATCTTACTACCAACCATATCCTGTTGATTCATTGCAGTTGCAAAATCTTTTTGCAGTGATTTTTGTAATCGATCAATCTGCTCTGCAGATAAATTTTTAACGAATACCATCATACCTAATTTATAATCATTCAATTGACTTTTTTCTGTAAATTCACTCAACAGTTTTTGACCATATTTGGTAGCACCGGTTGTGTAAAGACACTCTATAGAGCCAGACTTAATAGCACTGCCGACATTGCCTGTTGCTGTATAACCCACTTCTATTTCTCTGTTGATCAAGCCTGTTACCACAGCCCCCGAACTGTCGTAGGTTACATCTGTAAATTTAATTCCAAATTTATTGGTGTTGAGATGTTGTAGAATAGAGCCTTTGGGATTGAATTTATTGTTGCCTAATTTATAGGTTTTATTTGGTTCTAATTTTGTACCCTTTAATACACACACGTCATATGGTGCATAGGTGACTGCTACCGCAGAAGCTTTTTCAAAATTGATAATACAGTTCTGTTTGGTAACTTCTGTATTTTTTATCATACTGTCGGACCATACAATCGCAACCGGTCCTTTGGCATTTTCAAAATAATCCACAGCTTCACCGCAACTGTTTTTTTGAACAGCAGTAATTTCAAATCCTGCCGATTTAGACAAATCTATCACAGCATTGGCAACCACACCTTGTGGTCCTTTAAGTGTTGATGTCGGCACAATTTCGATTTTTTGTGCCATGGCCACACTAGCCATTAACATCAATAAAAACGTGATTATTATTATTTTTTTCATAGTTTCCCCTTTTGTTAAAAATAAATTTGTATTGCTCTGTAAGTAGTATAGTATATTTCATCGGTTAAAAGCAAGCCTATTACCACTGCTAAAAGGTCTGTCCTAAAAAAATGCAATAGATAACCGATGGGCATAAAAATTACTAGATGTATTAGCAAATATTTTAAATCATAAGAGTTGATTAGATAAAAACATAGTAAACTGAATAAAAATAAAAGATAAGAAAACCATTTTTTAGACATCAACTTACCGAATAACACATAATATTTTTGATTTAACATAGTAGCTATTAAAAAATAAATTAATCCTGATAAAAGAAGACATAAAATTATTATAGTACTAACCCCATACGCCTGTAAGAATTCAAAATTTAAATTAAATTTTTGAAAATGTTGAATCAGCACAATTTCCGAAGCACTGATAGGTATACCGAACAATAGCAAAGGCAACCACCCTGTTATGGCAGCACTGTTATTAGCAGTTTCACTGGCCGTAATTTTATCTAATGCTGTGTTCTTTCTAAGTCGTTCAAAAGTATAAGAAGCATAACTGCTGATCGTTGCACCTATCTGAGGCAATAGTCCTAATACACAACCAAATAAGCTGTGCAATGAAATTTTCCCTATATATTTTTTTAGTTCTAATTTTGTTTTGTCTCGAGATAAAGATTGAGCCGAAGCTGCAGGGATTTTTTGCCACAATAATTGAGATACAAAAATTATTATCAAAATCAATTGAGTGTTGAAATAATAAATGGGAATAGATTGTGCATGAGTTTTTCCTATAGCTGCGAACTCGGGATAAAAGTTTATGAAAGTTGCAGTCGTTAATACACAAATATTTGTTAGTATTTTTCTATTTGAAAAGATTGCAATTATTACTAATAACCAAAAGATTGAGAGTTTGAGCAGTATAGGAAAATAGATATTTTTTGAAAAATTATAAAATAGAACTATAAACAGAATTATAGATGATATAACAGTGGCAACAAGACTACCAATGTTGGTCAACATGACTGCTCTAAACGTATCTTTACCTTTTAAATTTTTTAATTCCATTAATACAGGATAAGAACTGGCTTCCCCTGGGATCTTTAGATATAAGACGGCCATACTGCCAAAAAATTGTGATCCTATTCTAGCAATGATGCCATACAATACTATACATAACGGATCTAAAGGAACAAAGGGTAGGAATAACATGAATCCTAGCAGTATATTGATACCGGGCATTAGCCCAGTTAATAAACCAGACAGAATACCCAAACAGAATGTAAAAAATATATCAATCATACAATATAATCGCAGCTCATGGCATTCTTTATTCCACTGTCAATCAAGATATTCTGCAGACTTAGATCTCTTAATGAAACCAGTCACCGCTTCTTTGGACGGTGACATTATCGTCTCATCAATATGTTGTAGAGATAACTTAGTTGACAAAGACCGGATTGACTGCATAAGTTTTTGTTCATCCGTAACTGATAAATTTTTAACAACGAACATGAAAGAAACACTTTCATGATTTACAAACGAATCTCTACCTGTAAATTCTTTGAGTGGGTTTTGCTGGAATTTAGAAGAACCGGTGCTGTATGGACAATTGATCGATCCGCTCTTGATTGCTTCTGCCGCCACGCTCAAAGACATCAATCCTACATCGATATCTTTATTGACCAGTGCCTGTAATATCTCATCGCTGCTGCTGAAAAGAACATGTTTGAATCTTGCATCTAACACATTCTTGTTCATTTCTTCTGTAATGGAATTGTAAGGACTGAACTTAACTATGCCCAATGTGGCAATTCTGTTGATGGGTATGCTGTTATTTTTTTTCGTGCAGACTTCTTGTGTGGCATGAGCAATGAAAAGTATTTTGGCAGAATCAAAATCGTCTACCACACAGTCTTGATTACTAGTCCTAGACAGTCGATATTGATTATGAGATATCAAGATAGCAGACGGTGTTCGAGCATTCTTAAATTTCTGCACGGCACTGCCACAATTCACACTTTGTATGGGATTGATCTTGATATTGCTCGACTGTGCCAACGCCGCCACTTGATTCGTGATAATCACAGCAGGTCCTTTGCTGGTTAGATACGTTTGAATTTCTGTAGCTCTCAATAGTGAAGATAGAGACATCAAACACAGAATAAAGATTATAAGTTTTGGCATAATTTTAAATATTTAATATAGTTTATTTCCTTTAAAAATAAATTTGATATAGTTGCATGAATGTGAAGAATATTTGATTGCTTAATAACAAGGCCACAGTGATTACCAGCATGTTGGTGCCTAACTTGTAGAACAACCAACCTAGGGGAACAAATACTAGTAAATGCACGAACACTATATCCCAACCAAAGTTATTCATGGTTGCATATGTAAAGAGACTCAATAATATCACAAGCATGCTGAACAGAGGATTAGTGATAAATCTACTCAACCCAATGTAAAATGCACGATTTGTTTTTAAAGCAATTAAAAAATAACACACAGCGGATAACAAGCACAACACCATGACCACAAGAATAGCTTCTGTCTTTGACAATGATTGTATGCTGAACCCATACTGATTAAAGTGTTGCAAAAAAACAATCTCTATCGAAGTGATCGGCATGCCGAACACCAGTAACGGCAACCAGTTCGCTACCACAGCAGAGTTGTTTGACGTCTCCGAAGCTGCTACTCTTGATAATGCTCTACTGCCACGCAACTTCTCAACACCATAACTGACATAACTAGCCACTGTGGCTCCTATCACAGGAATGAGACCAAGACACATGCCCAACAAACTGTGACCTATAAATTTTTTGTACCATTTGCTGAGCAAGAATGTTTTGATCTTGTTCACAGACGAGGTGTTTATCTTCTTTAGAGATAATGCATCAATAAGGAAATATGAAGAAAATAAAACGATCAATGAATACAATGGATCAAAATAATATATGGTTAGACCAAACTTAATATTGGCAGCAATGTCACTGTAATTGGCGAAGAACATCACAATAACAAAGCCTAACAAGTTGGACAATGTTTTTTTGAAAGGGTAGAAAAGTGCCATTCCCAGCAACAGGGCGAAAATCGTTGCTTTGACATAGATAGGTAATACCACGTGATTAAACAATCCTGTGTACAACAATACCATCATGGCGGCCAAAGCCAACACTGTGGCGAACAGACTGCCATGAGCGGTGATCTCTACAGCCTGATAGATTTTTTTTGGTGTGTCAAAATTCTTAGATTCCATCAAAACAGGAAAGCTGCTGGTCTCCCCGGACATGCGATAGTAAAATGCTGCTTGGCTGCCAAAGAATTGAGAGCCTATACACACTGTCATTGCAAAGATCAACAGGCTAACAGGGTCATTAGAAACCAATGGCAACAACAGCAGAAATCCCAGCGTGGGAGTGATACTGGGCATCAGGCCCACAAAAATCCCTCCAATCAATCCCATCAACATGGCACAGATATATGCTATCATAAGATATAATCCTTGGACAAAGAACCCACCAATCCTTGATCGTGTGTGTCGTTGTTGAACCAGTTTTTTGGCAGTTTGCGAAGTGACTCGTATATCTTCATTATCTTTTTCTTGCTGTCAGTGTTGCTGTCATAAAGCCATTGATCCCTGCGACCAAACACATTGGATTGAGGACGCCATGTGTAATACAGGTTTTCATCACACTGGGGGTAGATCATCCTTTGCGCAGGCAAGTAATCGTGATCCAACACGATGCCTAGGTCTTGGTTCTTGCGATTCTTGGAATGCGTGTCTATCAGATCCTTGTTGGAAAGCCAAAAGTTTTTGATAATCTGTGCCTGCTTGATCACTAGTTCGGGACAGTCCGGGCTCCAATAGAACCATTCTACACCGCTGTCTTGGATAATTGGCCTGTTAGTATTGCCAATATCTGAAAAATTAAAAATAAACTCATCGTTTTTGAAACGTAGGCGGGGTTTCTCATGACCATACATAATTCCTACATCAGACTCTCTATATTTTTTTGGTAGTTTTGATTTAATAAAAGACCTGCTGAGAGAATTGGGAGCAATGTATCCAGGTATATAATACAAATATTCATCATATAGCTGTTCAATGACATTGAGAGACAAGTCGGTTAGATCTAATCTAATTAATTCTGTTTGTGGTATTAATGGCAATAGTTTTTGTAATCGCGGCCATGTCTGTAATCGCCATTCTTGATTGATATCCGATTCATTGTTATCGTGATCTACAGAGTAATAGAAACACACAACTGCGTCAAGATGTATGTTGTTGTTTACAAAAGTTTTTAAGATGTTGTTTGAATCAAATCCACCGCTATATAACAATACGAGATATTTGTGTTGTGACCGTAATTGCTCTGCTCTTTTTTTATACAAACTATCTATATTCTCTTTTATCTCCTTTTTCCAGTCATATGATGAGAATACTTCATCGTGGAAATGATAAGAAGGCCAACCTTTGTATCTCTGTGCTAATTCTAGTGCTTCAATCTTGCTAAAAGTTTCAACGATCTGTTGATTATGATTTACTCTATAGAACCCGTATTTTTTATCTACGTAAAACATCATGTTAGTCCATGGTATTAGTGCTTGTGTCTACACACTCACGGACGGCGTTCTGTAGTATACTACAGTAAAGACATGATACTGTCAAGCGTCGATAAAATCCGACGTCGCATGAAGCGGCGTTGCAAATGTATTTAATTGATGTTTACCCAGTCTAAATATTTTATAGACTTTTTACCATTCCGTGTTATACTAACACATGCACCCATAGCTCAACTGGATAGAGTGCTGGTCTTCGAAACCAGAGGTTGAAGGTTCAACTCCTTCTGGGTGCACCAAATAAGTAGTAGTATGAAATATCTATTTTTATTATTATTAATTTCTTGCAGTGTTAAGGATTGTCGAGTAGGTCCCAACGCTACTGTACAAACAAAAACGGAAACCAAAACAGATTCAAAAATGATAGACTCTAAATCAGAGTCAAAGAGTATTGCAGACCAAGTTCGTGACTTTCGAGATAATCTACAGCCTGGCGCTCAGTTAAAATGTAATTTTTAATCCCAAGGAATAGAACGAAAATGCATCGGTTTGCCATTTTCATCACAGATCAATTCGTTGTTCACTGCTGCTGACATGTATGTGCCTTGTCCCACAGCCTTGCCCACATACAAAGATGCTCGCACTTCTTGTCCTTTGTAGAAACGTTTCTTGTGTTCTTGTCTTGTTCCAGGATTGTTTTTTGATACACCCATAATTGTATTATATAGTATCTTTAAGAGATTGTCAAGTTGACAGAGCTGCGAAATAATGTTTAAATACACACATAGGCGATGATGCGTTTGTAATAAACAATACGGACCGGGCTCGATGCCCGCACCTCCACCAAAGTTATTATTGGTGGCTTATGTAATCCCTACCGGGGGTGACATGTTTCGACGTATGTCTAAAGAATCGTGGAGTTTATCAGTTAGGTACCCTGTAAAGGTCCAAAACTATAAATGCTACTAAAAAAGCATTTGGATTCGCTGACTTAACAGTTGGTAGATCTAAAATGAGATTAGCTGCTTAATAACCAGCTACCTCGGCGGTGATGACTTCCGTGGCAACAGAAAAGTCACAACCGTGGGGCTCGCAAGAGCCCTATGGGAATATTTCAAAATAATTTCAACGCACATAATCATTGACATAGCATTTAATTTTTAAATACGCCAATGTAAATACTTGCACAAAGCAGGAGCGAGCATGGCAAGAAGGCGCCCAAAGAGTTTACCCAAATACGAGCAGATGTGGCGTAAGATTCGCAAGAAAGCTCCGCGAGTGCCTGACATCACTTGTCCATCTATTGATGATGTTATATCTCGATTAGACACACTCAGCAATACCACTAAACGACTCACCACAGCACAGAACAAATTATTAACCAAGAAAATGGAGAAGTTGCGTGAGGCCAATTCATCGCTCAGAGACAGCGGTCAGTACTGGCATGATGCCTGCAGAGACGTTATTGATGATTTCTATAAATTTAAAAATCACAAACGTCCAAAATATCCCAAATAGTATTTCTTACAAAAAATAATTTATATATTTTAATCCTAAAAGACAACGAGGTTCTATGTGACCATCAATTTTAGCTCTATCAATTTTATGTTTCATATGAATTAATCCTTTAGTTTCTATTCTTTTTTTAAAATCGATACCTAACATACTGTTGTCTATATCTTTTATTTGTAGATTTTTAGAACTATCACATATCCCCCAATTAAAATTTTCTGTAGTTATAAGAGGATCTAATTCGTGTTTAACGTTGTCATAAATCATAGAGCGTATTAGTTCAGCATCTCCCACAAAGTTGGGATCCATATCTCTAATATCAACAAACGGCAACATCTGCATGAGAGAAATATCTGAAATAGGAGACAACATATGAGAAAAAACTTTGTTATTCCAAGATCTACTGTAAGGCTCTATAAAAGAAATAGTGTTGTGATCTAAATCTATAGGAGTATTCCAATCAATACTATTATGACAGCTAGTCACGTAAATATTTTTTCTTGTGGCAGGTTTACCCAAACGTTTGAGACACTCCCATTTATGAAAGAGTACAGAATTCCCTTCATTGCCGATTAATATTGTTTTATCTTTAAATTTTTCAGCTACCCAATGACTTTGATAATTACGAAACTTAAAAGGATTGGATTGGTTAGCATAATCTATTAATGCTTGTTTTGAAACATTTATAGATTCTATATTCAATCCTAGACTTTTTTCTAAATCAAATCGTTTTTGTTGAATAATATTATCGGTATTTTCATTATAACAATAAATCAGTGGTGTATCTTTTAATCTGTTGTATTTGATCAAATAACTTATGAGTAATATAGAATCAATTCCTCCACTATAGAGTAATATCATATTTTTAGAATTGTCAAAAAGATTTTTAACATTATTTTCTATTCTATTTTTAGCTGTTTGAATATACTGTTCTAAAGGTATGGTATGTTGAGGTAACGTCTCTATTATTATAGATCCCTGTGACTCTTTAAAATTTAGATAGAAAGAAGGAGCCTCCCAATCTTTAAAAACTGTATGCTTTAAATGAGTGTTATTAATCCATGGAAATATATCTGGAGAATGACAGATCGTATGATCCACCTTGCAATTAGAATCTTGCATCAGTTGTTCCAATGTTCTAGCAGTGATCTTATCATTGTCTATCTTGATTAAAACATCATAGTTTCTGCCGTTGGTGACTGTGTGGTTGTTCAACAATTCTTTGGTAATATTATCTGTAGGGATAAAACTTTTTTGCATTATATGAATATTTAATAGCGTTATATGGTTAGATATAATTTTATTAGTCATACTTAAATATTGCGCCAAACAACCAGGAGCGTGCAATGGAAGACAATAAAAACATCATAGAACAACTGCAAGAAAAAATAGAGAAGTTGGAGTCTGAAATGGACAACATCAAATCCGTGTTAGAAATACAGGATGAAGATGAGTTCGATTATGATTCTGATGAGGATGATATTGAAGACCTTGAAGACGGCGACGAAGTGGACGAAGATGAAGACAAAGACTAAGACTAAGACTAAGTAATTGCGAGGGTGACTCCGGGCACCCAAACAACAGGAGACACAGATGAGAGAGATGATTGCTGCTGTACTACTGCTTGTTATCCTAGGCGGCTTGATCTATATCTACTTCGATGTGCGCCTACACCCAGGTTCCTACACTAAGAAACCACGCAAGAATAAAAAAAATCGCAAATCCAAATAGCAGTATATAAATACTGTCATGCTACGAATTATCACAATCATATCAGCATTATTAATAGCCAATGCTGCATGGGCAAATCCCATAGATGACCAGTGTCCACAGCATGTGTTGCTGGGAGCGCCTATCAGTAAGATCAAGCAAAATACACAGTACATCTGCAAGATAAACTATGCTATACACTACAGATACGATACCAAGACAGCAGAGTATGTGGTAGAGCATGTGACCATAGAAGGCACCACAGGCACATCCAAACGCAAAGATGACTTTCGACCAGATCCTGCCATACCCGCACAGCATCAAAGCACACTGAAAGATTATGCAGGCAATCCCTATGACCGAGGACATCTTGCTCCAGCAGGCAACAACACACAGAATGAAGAAGTGATGAGTGAGAGTTTCTTCCTATCCAACATGGTTCCACAGGTGCCCAATCACAACAGAGGCATATGGAAACAGTTGGAAACATTTGTGAGAGAATGGGTGGTAGACAATGGCATGGATCTATATGTGATCAGTGGCACAGTGTACAACAAAGAATTCAAGACCATAGGTGAAGGCAAAGTGGGAGTGCCTGATACTCTATGGAAAGTGATTATTGATAGAAAAGAAGGCAAAGCTATAGCATTCATATTTCCCAACACAGCTCTACCCGTGGAAGATCTTCCCAAATATGCTACCACAGTGGAAGCAGTGGAAAAAATTACAGGTATAAACTTCATGCCTAAGTTACCTAAAGAAAAAACCAAAATAGAAAAGACCAAACCTGATCTAAGCAAATGGCCCAAGTTGGTTAATTAGTTGTATTTTTAAAATGAAGATTATAACACCCGATTGTGATTATATTCAGGACATAGAAAAATATAAAAAAAATCTTAAGCATTTAAAACCGGGTAGTAGAGTATTAATTTTTAGATCTGATCCTGCAGGTATTTCAGAAGCGTTGATAGGTAATTGGGAATTAAATTTAATATCTATTCCTGTTGAACCTTACTTAACTCCACAAGCTACAATAGAATTTATAAAAAAAGAGTGCTCTCCTCATGTAATAGTACATTGTACAGATACAAAAAATATTTTTGAATTTTTAGATGGAGGAGAGTTATCACCGGTAGAAGATTATGCAATATTCTATACGTCAGGAACCACAAGCAATCCAAAAGGAGTGGTACAAACAAGAGAAGCAATGAAATACAATGCAATAGCAGTAGCAGAATTACACGAATTTAATAAAAATTCTGTACATCTAACAGCATTACCTTTGTATCATTGCAATGCTGCAGCAATGAGTTTGTTTGGCAATTATTTCATGAATGGCACAGCAGTATTTCTTAAAAAATTTAAACCAGAAACATATTTCGAATATTGTGAAAAATATCAAGCAGGCACAGCCAATCTAGTACCAACAATGATAGCAGATTTATTAGAAGCTAAATTAAAATGGCCCACTCAACTTAGATATGTATTAACAGCAGCCACAGCATTAAGTCAAGAAATTTGTAAAAAATTTTATAATCTATATGGATCAAAATTAAGACAAGGCTACGGATTAAGTGAAGCAATTAATTTTTCATTCACAATGCCTTTACTCAATGACATAGAATTTAAAAAACACATGGTAGACAATTATCCTGCAGTTGGTCTACCTATACCAGGAACAGAATTTAAAATAGAGAATGGAGAAGTATTTGTTCGAGGACCAAACAATATGAGATGTTATTGGAATAATAAAATAGCTACAGAAGAAACTATAATCAATGGTTGGATAAAGACCGGCGACAAAGGAGAACTTCGAGATGGATTTTTAGTGCTTACTGGTCGTTTTAAAGAAATTATTATAAAAGGTGGCGACAACTATAGTCCTGTAATGATAGAAGACGAATTTAGACGATCAGGAATAACAGGAGATATTGTTGTGGTAGGATGTAAAGATAATAGACTTGGAGAAGATATTGCACTAGTAGCAAACAAATATCAAAAAATAAACATAGACAATAAAAAGTTACAACCTGCTTCTGTGCGTTATGGAAATATACAGAGAACACAAACAAAAAAACCTCAAAGAAAATTAATGTCTAAAGGTATGGTGTCTATGTCTTTGCCCACAGAAGAATATAATAATACTCTTAAATCAGCCGGAAGAATTGCGGAAAAAATTATTCTTAAAACTCCCACAACACCACAACAAAAATATCTTTATAACATATCTAAAAAATTAATAAAAAATGCCGGAGAAGAAAACTGTTATAACTCTGTTAAACCTTTTTTTAACGCAATAGAATCTAAACTTGATGTTTTTTGGAATGGAGATTTAAAAGAACACATATTTAAAGGCATGACCAAAGAATGGGAATCTTTAATGAATGACACACCTATGGGAGGTTTTCCTAAATTAGCACATCAGTTTTGTTTAGAAAATAATTTGTATCAAGGAAAAATTTTAGAAGTTGGGGCAGGCGTTGGAAACTTTAGCAAATATATTCCTGCAGGAGTTGATTATATTCGCAGCGATTTAAAAAGCAGTTTTTTAAAAGGAGATTATAAAAATGAAATAATATTAAACATAGATGATCCTTATACTATAGACAACGCTTTTAATATGATTGTTGGAATTAATGTTTTTCATTGTGCAAAAAATAAACAAAAAGCCATACAAAATGCTTATAATAACTTGCTACCAGGAGGATATCTACTGTTAGGAGAAGGACAAGCCCCTGGAGATGTATGGGCATTAGATATATTGTTTGGTTTTATCGATGGCTGGTGGAATCGGGGTGGATTTATAGATAGATATAAATGGTTAGATATGTTTAATGTTTTATCGCCGTCAGAAATAGGATATTCTGTTTATCGTGAAGGTAAGTATGATTTGGGAGGCATACTCTGGTTAAAAAAATAATATGAAACAGTGGTTTGAGTGGCAATTTAAAAATCAACGTAAGAATAATCAATGGGATCAGTGGACTGTTCCTTTAATTAATCTTAAAAAAGATTTAGATTGGTTTTTTCAAGAAGTAAAAACAAAAGTAAAAACAAAAGAAATTCCTACATGGTTTGAAAATGTTTTCTATAGAAAAGACTGGACTGACAGAACTGCGTCCGGCACAGAAGGATCTGTAACTAGCGAAGAGTTATGGACTTGGACACACGAAGAATCCTATAAAGATTTAATGGACAAAGCAGGTATTACTAAAATAACAGAATTCCCACAAAATATAAAAAATCGATTAATTCCTATATTAGCAGAAAAACTTTCTTTACAAGAAGATACTATTAATTTTTACTGTCATAATGAAGGACCTGGACATCATTTTCCTATGCATTTTGATAGAAATCGATGGGGTAAATTTTCTTTAAATGAAGACACTTCTTATAATAAAAATTATGGATTGTTTCTTATATTTTTTGATGATTGGCAACACGGACAGGCATTCCAACAAGGCACTAAATTTTTAACATGGAAATCTGGAGATGTTTTTACTTGGGATCATGAGAGTACACCACACGGTAGTTGCAATTTTGGATATGAAGATAGATATACTTTATTAGTAAATGGTGAATTTAAAAAAGATTAATAGAATTATCTTTGACTTTTAAAGAAAATAAACTATAATACAAGTATGAGAACGCTGTTATTATTGTTATTTTTTACAATCAATAGTATTGCCGTGTCTATGGAACCGCACCAAGAATTAGGTGTGATTGGATTGATGTATCATCGTTTTGATGAGAACAAATATCCTTCAACCAACGTACGAATGCGAGACTTTGAGAATCAACTCAAGATGATTCGCAAGATGAAATTAGATTTCATCTCTATTGAAGAGTTTGATGATTATGTGCATGGACACAGAGAACTTTATAATAAAAGAGTATTGCTGACCATCGATGATGCCTATGCCAGTTTCTACAAAAATGCTTGGCCTATACTGAAAAAAGAAGGCATACCTTTTGTGTTGTTCTTAAACACCAGAGAAATCAATCAAAAGAATCGAAATTACATGACCTGGGCACAGGTGCGAGAGATACACGAATCAGGAATAGGAGTGATAGGACATCACAGTTACTCACACGATTATCTAATGAACAAAAGTCGAGATGATATACAGAATGATCTGTGGCAAGCCAACAAAGACTTTCAGAGAGAGTTAGGATCCATACCCGAGTACTTCTCATATCCATTTGGAGAGTACGGCCTAGAGTTCAAGGAGATGGTCAAAGACATGGGATTCAGATTGGCATTTGGACAGCATTCAGGAGTGATAGACAGTGTCAAGGATAGATACGAGCTGCCACGATTCCCCATCAATGAGAATTGGGGCAAAGCTGATCGATTTGAAATGGTGTTGAACACACTGCCCATGCCCTACATAAACTTCTTGCCCGCAGACAAGAAAGTGTCAGAGTTTAATAATCCACCACAACTAGAGATAGAGTTTGTGCCAGGGTTGAAGAATCTTAAGAACATAGTGTGTACTACTAATGATGGAGACAGCTGGCCCACTGTACCTATTAGATTCATAACAGAAAATAGAATAGTCATAGAACCGCTGAATCCTTATAGAGTAAGAACTGCTAGAATCAATTGCAGTTTTGCTGACACTGCTAAAAAGTATCGTTGGTTGGGCATACAGTTCGTCTTACCACACATAGCCTCCGACAAATAAAGATAGCAATTGACACGAAGCACAAAGCCATATATTATACAATTATGAAAATACCAGAAAATGATAAAATTGTAACAATCAAAATGACCACTGGCGAAGAAGTGGTTGCTAAGATCAAAGACCAAGATGATCTTACTATAACATTAGACAGACCTGTGGTGATAATGATCAGCCAACAAGGATTAGCATTTGGAGCATTTATTCCCACTATGGAAAGTGTTAATGGAGTTCCTATTAATAAATCAGCCATAGTAGCTATAGGACCTTGTTTAGACAAAGTATGTACAGAATATTCTAACGCAGTAAGTCCAATTAAGACTGTAGCAAAAAGTTCATTAATTGTTTAATTGACCAATTGACTTACAGCATGACAGTGTTATAATACTGTAATATGAATATTTGGTTAGTAGATCTAGAAGCAGTAGAAACAAGATACACTAAACAGTGGAAGATAGAACTACCTAAAATTTTAAAAAAGAATAATCACACTGTTAAAACAATATCCGGAGGCGAATCTCCTCAAGCAACAACTCCAGGCGCTTTCCTCAATTTTGGAGGAACCAATGTTTACAAGAGTAAACAATTGGAAATTATAGGCACAGCATTCTGTAACGGAGAAGTACAAGATGGTGATTATTTCTTATACACTGATGCTTGGAATCCCACAGTGATTCAACTCAAATACATGGCAGAATTATTAAACGTAAAAATTAAGATAGGTGGCATGTGGCACGCAGGATCCTATGACCCGCAAGACTTTCTAGGCAGACTGATAGGTGATAAACCTTGGGTGCGTATGGCTGAACGCAGCATGTTTGAGTGTTTTGACCACAATTACTTTGCTACTGATTTCCATATTGATATGTTCTTACATAATTTAATGGATCTAGGTAGATTGGCTGACAAAGAAACTGTGGATCAAATGTTCCAGTTAGGTAAGATAGTGAGATCGGGATGGCCCATGGAATATCTCGAAGACACATTACTAAATTATAAAAATATATCCAAAGAAAATATTATATTATTCCCTCATAGATTAGCCCCTGAAAAACAATTAGATATATTTTTAGATCTTAAAAAGTCTATGCCACAATATGAATTTGTAGTGTGCCAAGAAAAACAACTGGATAAAAATCAATATCATACCCTATTAGGCAAAAGTAAAATGGTATTCAGTGCTAATTTACAAGAGACCCTAGGTATTAGCTGGTATGAAGGTGCTCTTGTTGACTGCATTCCTATGATACCAGATCGATTGAGTTATAAAGAAATGGCTTTGGAAGAATTTAAATACCCTTCTCAGTGGACTGAATCTTTAGAATCTTATTATAAACATAAAAATTTAATAATAGAAAAAATAAAAAACTACATGGAAAACTATCAAAATTATCTACCATTGTTAGGTACTCAAAAAGAAATATTAAGTAAAGAATATTTTTCTGCAACAGATTTATATAATAATTTATCAGCATGACACACACAATTATATTGAATGGAGTACATTCCGCAGTGGACAAAGTGGAATTAGCAAGAGCTATACAGAAATCTGTCAAAGGCAACATAGATTACAAATATCTAGATCCTTGTTTAAATGTATCTAAAAAAGTCACAGCAGAATATAAAACTGTGGGACATATGATTGCTGAAGTATTAGAAAAAGAGCGAATGGGAGATTACAAAGGCAGCACTGTGCAGGTTACTCCGCATATCACAGAAGAGATTCGTAAATGGATAGTAAAGACTGAAGCCAAGAACACTGTCACAGTGATAGGTGGTAACGTGGGCGACTTAGAAAACCAATTGGCCATAGAAGCAGTGAGAGAGATGACACTGAAAGAAGATGTGAGAATTGTGCTGTATGTACCAGTACCATATCTAAAAGCCGCAGGAGAGATCAAAACCAAACCTGTGCAACACTCTGTGAAAGAATTGATGCGTATGGGTATCATGCCCTATGCACTGTGTCTAAAGAGTGATATGGACCTACGAGATAACGAGTTAAAAAAAATAGCCATGTTCACAGGTGTGCCACAGGATAGAATAGTATGGCATACCAACGGATTAGGTGATTGTGGTAAGAAATTAGCAAGAACAATATACGGAAATAAAAAATGATTGTACAATTGAATCCAGCTCTGCCTATAATAACCCCCAAAGGAGAAGCCTATGCTCATTTCTTAATTGATTATGGCATGGAAGAACATCTACTATGGGTATGCTTTATTAATGAAACTGGAGAATGTTGGACATTTAGAAATCCACAAATAAGATTAAAACCTAATGAGACTTTCAACAGATCAAAAACATCCAATATAAAATGAAACCATACGAAATTATAAAAGAATTAGAGAGTGATAACTCACGCAAGTTCAAAGAGTCCGTGATTGCTCGTGAAGACTCAGCTGATAATATTCAGTTTTTTGAAGGTGTTAGTATGGCTATGGATAAACTGAGAACATTTGGTTTAAAACAAGTTCCGGAATCACAACAAGATGGTCGAGGCATAGACTGGGGAGATTTTAAAGAAATAGCTCGACAATTAGAAGAAAGAGAAACTACAGGTAATACTGCAAGACAAGCAGTACAAAAATTATGTGATGATAGTCTGCAAGACGAATGGAATTACTGGTATCGTAGAATACTAATCAAAGATCTAAGATGTGGAGTTACAGAAAAAACAATTAATAAATTTTCTAAAATTAAAGTACCAGTGTTTGAATGTATGCTGGCAGATGACAGCAAGAAACATGAGAGCAAATTAAAAGGACAGGTGTTTGTGGAACCTAAACTAGATGGTGTAAGAGTTATAGCGATCTGTGATACAAAAAAAGATGAAGTGGTGCTAATGAGCAGGAATGGCAAAGAGCTGGTAAACTTCCCTCATATTAATACTCAACTGTATCATTTATTAGGAGAGTTGGATCGTAGTTGGGTGTTTGACGGAGAGATAATGAGTGCAGATTTTCAAAGCCTAATGAAACAGATACACAGAAAAGGTGATGCACAAACCGATGATGCGATATTAAATCTATTTGATTGTATGCCTTTACACATGTTTCAACAGGGTGAATGCATTGAGCCACTTACAAAAAGAAAAGAATGGTTAGAGTCTTTTCAGTTTGGTACAAACATTAGAACGATTGAGAGTGTGAGATTTGACCTAGATGAAGACCACGATAAGTTTATAGATTACAATAGACTGTGCATAGACAAGGGTTATGAAGGCATTATGATTAAACCTGTTAATGGTGTATACGAGTGTAAGAGATCTTCACTGTGGTTGAAAGTAAAACCCTTTATAGAAGTAAGTCTTAAAGTAGTAGATGTGGAAGAAGGCACAGGCAGGAATCAGGGCAAACTGGGTGCTCTTATTGTGGAAGGCACCGACGATGGCAAGTTTATACGAACCAACGTGGGATCAGGACTAACAGATGAGGATCGTGAGACTTTTTGGAAAGACACTGAAAAACTAATAGGACAGATTGTGGAAGTGAGAGCAGATGCTGTCACGCAGAATCAAGATGCTGTGGATGAGTATTCACTGCGTTTTCCTCGATTCCTAAGATTCCGAGGATTTGAAAAGAATGAAAAACTTTAAAATAGAAATAAATGTGGGAGACACTGTGGAAGTGGGCAGATTCCGCAATGTAATCGCCAAGATCAAAGATATTTCAATTGACGATAATGGACAACCTGTTATTATTACAAATAAAGGACCAAAGAAATTGTTCAGTTGCAGATTGAGTAAATTAACACCGGGTACAAAAACACCCCGACAGATATTGAAGGAAAAACAATGAGCTCTGATGCGGCTTTGATATTAGGCATTGTGATGCTGCTGTGGCTGGGTGGAGTCATAGGTTGGTGGTTGAGCTCTAAGTTTTATGAATCCAGATACAAAGAACTGCTAGATGCCAGCATAGAAGTAAATAAAGTAACTCTAAGCTCATTAGCACAAAGCATGAAAGATATTAAAGCAAGAAAAGAGAATGATTAACAACAACGATCTAGATTTTTTTACTCGTAATGCACAACAGGATAAACGAGCAAGACAGATACAGGATAGAATTATAGCGGAAAGAAAGATTGAAATGAATAAAATATCTATAGAAATTCTACACGAAATAATCAAAGAAGCTCAACAGAGAGCAGAACGAGAGAATGGCTAAAGAAGAAGTATTAAAATTTCCAGGTGTGGTAGAAGAAGTACTGCCCAACCAGATGTTCAGAATAAAATTAGAGAATGGTCATACTGTACTGGGTTATGCCAGCGGTAAGATGAAGCAGAACAAGATTAAGATACTCGTAGGGGATAAAATTGAAGTTGAAGTTAGCCCTTATGATTTGTCCAAGGGCCGAGTAACCTACAGATTCAAGTAATGGGGATAGGTCATTGTAAAATGTTATATGCAAGAGACCCATTAGGTCGTAGCACCAGGGCCTTAATTGGCCGATCTACCTTGTGCTTGAATGCGGTTACTGGCTCTAGGATAATTCTATGAACTCCACTGTTAATACACCCAGTATACCAGCACCAACGAGCACTCGCACAGTAATTGAGAGCAATTACATGGGCGGTCGATGGATTGATAGACTATATCAATTAGGAGTAACAGATGCTGTGGAATTAATCAATAAAGACTCTAGCAAATACCGAGGACGAGTATATCGTAGAAGAATCACTTTACAAAATGCAGAAGGACAAAACTTTTTTGCTGTAGCATATGAATCAGCAGATGGTCGTTGGTTTGACAACTGCGGTATGCCTATAAAGAAACCCACTAATATAACCAAAGAGTTGGAAGAAGAATCTTTAGATACAGATATTCTAGACAATTAAGTCAATAAAATCAACACGAATTAGCAGTTGACAAAATACCAAAATCTGTTACAATAATGGTAACTTAGGAGGAAATATGAACTACAAATGTTCAGCACAAGCAAGACTGGTTTTAGATCAAGTGGCAGCGAGATGTCAGAAGGATACTAAGACTAATAATAAGTGGTCTGGAAATTCTGGCAGCTA